AGCATTCTCAGCATCATTTCTTATCATTTTCTCTAAATCAAGCAAAATGTCAAGCCTAGCCTTCAACTTCTTCCACTCCTCCTCTGGCAATGTCTGCCACATTTGAAACAACGCTTTCTTCTCCTCCACCAGATACTCCTGAAACACCTCCAACAACTCCCTGGCTTTCAAGGCCCTGAAGTATCTCTTGCGAGCCTCCTCCACTAACTTGTCCAATTCCTGTCTGTCCATTCAACCCTCCAGGCTCAGTTAAAAAATCATCCACATTCTTAAAACCAAGCGTTTCAATATACTTCTTCATAAGATTATACACATTGTGTGCATTGACAACACCAATCTCCATTAATTGCGGGTAAATCTGAAACAGCATCTGCAAGTTCTGCAATGTTTGCTCTTTAACTCCAACACCCACTCCAGCGTTAACTTCAAGATCAAACTCACCCTGCAAGTCATCAGGGGAGATAGCTAACTCTCTGTTCGTCAAACGCAAAACTATATCTTGTGTAATAAATCTCTGGTTAAGCCCTATCAGGTAACGGAAAAACTCTTTAATCCCAGTCTCGGCAAAAATACGAGCAATCAGTTCAAGCCTTTGCTGAGCCGCTGACATGATTAACTGGATGCCTGTAGCAGTTTTATTGAGACTCCTGGCATCCAATCCCTGATTATATCGCGTAATCCCTGTCCTATTTTCCTTCAACCCTTCGATGTATTCAAGGAAATTATAAGTCCACGGAGCTAAAGGATGCACAGGAAGCGGATTAATCGCCCCAGGATTGCGCACTCTGATAAACTCCTTGTCTAACACAAGGTCCTGCAAGTTAACTGCTGTCTCATCAACGGCATATTTCGGACTATTATTAAGAGCAATGTTTATCAGAATCTGCCTAATCAAAGCAGTCTTTATCGCTTGAATATCGCCAATAATGTCTGCAAAAGATTTACCCCATATTTCATACGGCTGGATAATTGGCGACAACGCAAAGAAAGGCGGTCTGCCATACAAGTTCTTCTCTATCCGCAAAACTACATCGTTCACGACAGTAATAATCACAGGTTCTAGCAAGCCGTCGCCATCTATGTCATACTTCGTGTAGCACTCGTATAGCTTAAATAGCCTTCTAGCTTCATCCTCAACTTTAGGAAGACTAAACTGGCTCTGCTTTGGCCTAATTGCTACATCAAGTTCATCAAACTTGTATCGCCCATCTTCATCCATGCCTCGCTGGATAGCTTCTTCGACAGCCTCTTTCGAGTAGATCCCTTCCTGCGCCTTTCTACGCAAGTAGTCAACAGAAACTATCTTCCTGTGTGCCACAAAAGTAGCATCTTCTATGTTTGATGCATCAGGGTGAAACAAAAACTCGTTAGGCGGAATATTGTCAAAAACAGGTTGATTCTTAGCTAACTTCTTCTGGCGGTAAGTAACAGCAAAATAAATACCATTTCCTACATCCTCGGCCTTATCAACGACAATATTAGGATCAGACTTGAGCAATTCCAGCTCTTCTTTTCCAAACAGTCCCTGTTTTGGCTGATCTTCATACTGCCTCTCCCACCAGCACTTTATCACTCCTAGTCCACCTATAAGCGCATCCTTGAACCACCGATAGAAAACCATAAACCCAGGATTCTGCACTTGAATCTGAAAGTTTATCAGCTCCTGCATCAACTCAGCTTTGCGCACATCCTCCTCATGCCGTCCACGGATAACTACTACATCCTCACCGCCAAAGAAAATTCGCATCAAACTCGGAAGTGCCCACTCAATCGCATCTGCCACATCAGTGGAAACTATCTTGGAACGCTTCGACAACTTCTGGAAAATCTGGTCATAATAGGCAGGATCAGCGTTGTAAATCTGGTAACGCTTGACTAAGTCTGGCTTGATGTAAGTCTCAAAGTAATCCTCAGCCGCTTGTATGTCCTGCCTAACCTTGTCAAGCAATTCCTGCTTGTCTATCGCCATCGTTCACCTCTAATGCAAAACTTGAGAAAGTATGTTCGCTAAAAACCCGCCTATCAATGCACCAACTACAGCCCAAGCCCCTAACATCCAGGACAACCGTTCTGATAGCTTGTCAATCTTCTCGTCTAACTTTACCATAGTCGCCTCCATGTCGGCAAATTTCGCTTTGTACTCTTCATCTCGACTAACGAGAACGCTAACTTCTCGGTTGTATGTCTGCTTAAGTTCGTAAAGACAATCACGCGTCTTGCGTCCAAACTCACACCCAGCCTTGTCAATAACTGTCATCTCCATCTATCACCTCACCAAGCCGAAACTGAAGGTATCTCAATATCGTTTGCATTTTGTGTAAAAGCGACCGGCGGTCTTGCTATCTGTTCGATGTAAGCAAGCGCATCAATCAGGTCGTCGCGCTTGCCCCTGGGAAACATGAGAAGCTCGCTTTCTAGCTCTGAAAGAAAGTGTGCGTTAACCGGAAACCAAATCGTTCCTACTTTGAAGCGAGGCTGAAGGGCCTTTATGCGCAACTCCTTGGCTTTCTGGGCAATTAAGGGACGCACAACAAAAATCTGGTTCCGTCTAATCATCTCTTTCTCGACAAGATTGATGAGAGCCTTCTGGTAAGCTACTTTCTCAATCCCGACCTCAATCGGCTGATACTTCTGCACGGCCTTGAAAATCGCGTCTAAAGTTTGGTCAACATCGTAATGACCATAATCGATGTCAAGGATAAACCAGTGGTTCTGCGGAGAAACTGCCACCGTGACAATCGCTGTGTAATCGGCTTTCTCATCTTCGCTAATCGCAAGGTCAACGGCTGTGTAAACAGAAAACCCATTTTCACGCCACTTCAACTCTTGCGGGTCGTAATACTTGAAGTATTCACGACGGAAAACCTGCGTCTCAGGAGCTATCGGTTGATTCATGTATTCAGCATACCAGAGGTCAAGTAACCCCTGTTTGCGATACTCTTCTTTCAAGTCCAGTATCTCTTGCGTTGACCACTTGGCAGGCCAAGTCGAAGCGTTGTTCTCATCAAGTGCACCGTAACGCAATGCGACAAACCCTTCTGGCGGGTTTTCAAGCAAGGTGTTTAATAAAGAATCTTCGTGAAGGACAGTTCCAACGATAAAGAAACGACCAGAACTGGACAAAGGAAGCACATCAGCGAAAAACCATTCCTTCAGTTTCTGCCTAAGCCGATCACTTTGAACTTCATCCAATTTCTCGATGTCGTCAAGGATAATAATATCAGGTCTCGCTTCTTTGTAGCGCAATCCACGCAAGTTTTGTCCAGCTCCGTAAACTTTTATCAAGCAGGTTTGCTTCGTGTAACGATCACGATACTCAAGCTGGTCAACTTTGTCCATCAAGACTTCAGCCGCTCTGGTCAACACAGGATGCGATTGTATCTCAGCACGGAAACTTTTAAACTGCTCTTCTGCTCTATCTTTAGACGACGCAATGTAAACGATAAACTTGTATCGTCCAGTTAACACATTCCAAGCAGGAAAGAAAAGCCAAGCATAAGTAGATTTTGCGTATTCACGAGGGAAAGCTATGACTAAGTTTTTGTTAGTTTCTGTTAGAAGTTTTGCTAACTTGTAATGCAAAGGAGAAGGAGCATACTTGAAGTAGTTAGGGAAAAGGAAACGAGAAATCTCGACAAGACTACGCTTATCCGTCTTTGTCTTTGCCATCCGGCTCGTTGTCTGTCTCTCCGTTCAGAAATTTACGAAGTTCTAGAATAATTGGATCACCTTCGTGGGTAATTTTTTGCTCAGTGAGAATGGGAAGAAGTCTAGCGATAGAACTATCCGCAGAACCTATTGCCAACTGCAATAGAAAACGCTTTCCTGCTTTCGAGCTGGATATATCACCAACCCAATCCTGATTCAAAGCTCTATCGAAAATCTCTTCGATAGCTTTCTGTTTTAACTGATACAGTTTAGCTTCACGCTTTTTAATGTTCTGAAGTACTCTCAACAAAGCTCTTTGTGCTTTCTCATCAGGTTTCATAGTCATGTCTTTAGCTTGAACATAAAAATCATCTTTGTCAAGACCTTCCTGGTTAGCTTTTTTATTCACTTCTTCAGCTATTTCTTCAAACAAGTCGGTCATTTTACTTTGCTTCCACACATCTAGATCTAGCAGATGAATCATAGGTCTTTTTAATTTTCCAGCTTTCTCGTAATGAACAAAAAACAGAGGCAAACCCCATTGCTTCCAGCATCTATTCAAAGTTCTAACATCTACACCTAGATACTCAGCTATTCTTTTCCATCCACACAAAAACCCTCTAGATAACAAGTATTCTATTCCAAAATCACCCTTAGGCATAACTAATGTCTAATATAAAACATCTCTCTTAAAAATACTACTCTTACTTTTATTTCAGGAGCCTTAGAAAGAATAAAATTTCGCAATCTTCTTTGATCTTCGTAGTTTGTTCTGTGGAGTTTTTGATTATTTAGGCGTAGCTATAGATATCCCGACTTAATCGGATTTGACAAACACAGAGAGAGGGGGTAAGGTGAGGGTAGGATGAAAAAAGAAGAAGAGAAGGAGGGAGAAAATGAGAAAGGTAGAGTTAGAGTGGACGGGACTAGCGTGGTCGGTCAAATGGCTCTGCCCCGAGTGTGGGGCAGAGCTAAGGACGGGGTATTGCCCCGTCCACGGAGAGGAGCTGGATGACGGGGGCTGCCCCTGGCGGACGGACGGCAGCCCCGCTTGCACGGAGTCTTGGGACTCCGCACCGTGCAATAATTATTGCGCACGGTGTGGAGTGATTTAATTTTTTTGGCCCGGTCGCTTACATAGTGGCCGGGCTTTTTTTGTTTTTGAAAAAATAAAAGGAGGTGTAATATGAAAATCGTTCGGCGTATGGAAAGGGGCAGAGAAGGAATTTGGGCAGAGGTCGATTTTGACCTCTGTCCGGATGAGGTGGCAGTTGCGGTGCGGGTTGAGAAGATCGACCCGCATCGCCGGTTGGTGGACAGGCTTTTCTGCGAGGGGCTCCGGGAAAGATATGGCCCCTCCCCGGGAAGCGTCTTCCTTGTCGAGGTGTATCTTTCCTCTCCCTCCGAAGCAGAGGGAGAGAATGATGTCGTCCTTGAGGCCAAAACCGAGGACGACCTCGTTCAAGCTGTGCCGATCATTACGGCACAGCGACCTGTCGTTTTTGGCAAAATTCGGTCCTCTATCCATAAAGTCCGAGTCCTTGAGAGGGGAGAGGACTACTTCCTATTACTGGTCTGGGCCGATCCCACGCTGGCGGTTTTGGGGCCACTTGATGAGGCCCCAAATAAACAAATTCTACTTGACCCTTAAAACTCTTGCCCGGTTGCCCTAGCGGTGGCCGGGCTTTTTTGATGAACCCAACCCCGGCCAAAAACTAAATTGGAGCCGGGGAAAACCAAATAGGAGGTGTGCCATGATTACCACAGAAGTAAGTGGAGTGAAAAGGTGGGTAGGCTATGTCACAACGCGTTGTCCAGTCTGCGGAGAGGTGTTGGCAACGACTATCTCCATGCCTGCTGGCGATAAGCAGGCATGGAGGCGGTTGCAAGGTCGTGCGCGTCGTCAATTGCGACGCGCACATGAGCCCTGGTGTGGATATGAAGAATAAAAACTCTCCGGCCCAAAACCAAATTAGGGCCGGGGAAATAAAAAAAAGGAGGTGGATTATGTTTCTTTATAAACTAATTCGAAAGGAACTGGAAAGGCTCGGAGCCGACGGACTTGTCAACATGAATGCAGGATGTAGCTGTCCTTTGGAGGATTTAGCACCCCTTGATGGGTGCCCGAACTTACGAGATTGCAGGCCAGCTCAGAAGAAATCTTGCGAGAATTGCAAAAAAACTCAAGAATGCGAATGGCTTGAATTTGAAGGTGAAGGAATAGCGGAAGTTGAAGCCTGTTTTGTACCACTTGAAGAAGTTACATGAGAGTCCTTTTTACTTGAAAATGTTTAAATCGCCCCGGCCCTAAACTGAATTAGAGCTGGGGAAATAAACCATAGAGACCCGCCTTTCTCATAAGGCGGGTCTTTTTTTATGTTCACCCCTACCACATTGCCCTTCTCTCTATAAACCGAATTACTGCCGAATATCTAATTAAACATCCCCTTTACAAACTGAATTACTGCCGTCCTTTTGATTACTCCTAAATCGCACATAATTAGCTCACAATCAATTTTTTCTGCGAACAGGATAAAAGTATCGTGGTAGCCTTCAAAAATTGATTCTGGGGCAAATATAAGCGATTGAGAACTATTTGTAGCGAAGTCTGCGAGCGTATTCTGCAATGAGCAGAGCATCACTCCTCCCGTCCTTGCCTGCAAGGTCTACATAGGGAAACAGAGCCCGGGCTTTTTGGAGGCTTCGTTCTTTACTCTTCTTGCGTGTCTTCTTGCTGTTCCCTAGCATGACTTTCTGCCAGGTAGGAGCAGGTATTTCCTCGTAGGGAATGCGCAGAGCCTTTAAGATACCCAGTAGAGTCCCGTAGTGGACTAGTATCTCGTAATTTCCTCTTCGCTTAGGGATTAGACATTGCTTTTCTATCGCTACAAAACGCACATCTTTGAGCATAGGGATGATGTCTTCTTCACACTTCGGCATATCAACGACAAACGCTTCGTCTGTATCAAGATCTAGAAACGCAATAGCACCCCTTTTCCCAGGATCAATCCCTGCGATTAAGTTCTGCTTTTCCATGTCTTGATAATCTTTTCTCCAGACCGTCCAGCTATATAGCCACC